AGGTCGATGTCCACCGCGAAGTCGGCCTGAGCCCAGTCGCTCCAGTACCTCTCGGGGCCGCTCGTGAGGTCGCGGCTCACGCGGGCGAAGATCACGTAGTCACCGTTCGCGAGCGGCACGTCCGGCGTCGCGCTCACGGTCTGCACCGAGGGCGTCTCACCATCCGTGTAGGTCACCTCTGTGAAGCGTACGATCTCCTGCCATACGGGAGCGACGAGAGGCGGCGGGGCGTCGCTTGCCGGGGGTACGTCGGCGGCAACGTAGATGCGCATCTCCACAGAGCCGTCGCAGAGCCAGGTCGGCATGTCGGCCGGCACTTGCCAGGACTCGACGATGCATGAGACGTCGACCTCGCAGAGCGGCGTCTGCGAATCGGAGACCGTGCCCGACGGCGAGGAGGGCGGATCGAGCGTCGCCGGTTCGAGGTAGTATGCCTTGAGGCCGGCCTCGTAGACGAAGGCCCGCGTTGCAGATGGTGAACTGTCGACGAGGCCGAACCCTGCGTAACTCGCGTCGCCCTCATAGTACTTGTCGAGGCCGTACCCGGTGTATCTCCCATCCCCTTCATGATGCTTTCCGAGGAGCTTGAAGCTGTGCAGGCCGTTGCTGGCGGCGACCTCGAAGTCGGCGATGTCATCGGAGTGCGGGATCTTCATGCTCACGCCGGTGGGTACGTAATTGTTCGCGCCCTTGCCGAAGAGGCCGAGGACTGCGACCTCGGCGCGCATGTTCCCTTCCTTCTTGGCGCGCGCCCAGGGGCAGATGGCCACGAGCTTGCCGGTGACCGGCCCGGGATCAGTGCAACTGAACTTGCACATCTGCAGCTTGATCGTCGAGCGTGCATAGGTCGCGTCGCTGCCGTCGGTGAGCACGTCGACGAGGCTCGTGCCACCGGTCCTTGTCCAGATGCCGACAGCAGAGATGCGTGCGTCGGGCCTGAGGATCTCGACGCTCACGGCCTCACCTCCTGCCCTGGGCGCGCAGCTCGCGCGCCAGACCGACGAGTGCCTTCTCGACGCCGCTCCTCGCCGCCTCGCGCACCTCAGAGGCGCGGGCACGGTCGCCGACGGTGACCGAGACCTGGACGGCCCCGGGTTGGATGACGGTTTGGCCGGCGGCGAGGGTGCCGGCGGGCGAGAACCTGCCGGCGAGCGGCACGCTGGCGGCGAAAGCAGGCTGCGGCGTGACCGCAAGCGACGAGGTGACGTCGCGCATCAGGGCGGCAAGCCGGGGGCCGCGATCGCTGATGCCGCGGATGAGTCCGTCGATGATCGCCTGACCGGCGGGGCGCAGAAGGACGCGGTCGTAGTCGAGGGGGCCCTTCAGCTTGCGGATCTTGCCGGCGATCCCGGAGACCTTCGACCAGAGGGCACCGAGCTTCTCGCTGATTCCGCGGATGAGCCCCGAGATGAGATCACGCCCGGCCTGCACAAGCAGGCTGCCGAGGTTGCCGACTGCGGCGCGGATGCGGCCTGCCAGGCCGCGCACGGCCGCGATCGCCGCGGAGATGCCCGCTGACACCGCCCCCTTCAGCAGCCCCCAGGCCGCCCTGGTGGCGGCAACGGCGAGGTTCCACGCCGCCTTGAGCGCCGCCACGACGAGCTTGCCCATCGCCCTGACGAGGGCGACGATGATCTGGGATGCACCCTTGAGGACCTGCTTGATACCGGCCCAGGCGCCCGACCAGTCGCCGCGGATGACGGCGAGCACCGTGCGGATGACGCCGGCGATGATGTTCATCACCCCACGGATGATCTCGAAGGTCGCCTGGAACGTCACCTTCACGGCCTCCCAGAGGGGGGTGAGCACCGCCTTCACCTGTTCGCCGTGGGCGCGCCACCAGCGCGCGATGGCGCTCAGCGTCTTCCCGGTCTCGCGCGCCAGGACCTGCAGGTTGGCCCAGAACTCCTTGAGCACATCGATGAGACCGGCGTCGACGAGCGCCTGCCCAAGCGCAGCGAACCCCTTGGCGATCATCGGCAGCACAACGCTGGCGACATCGCTCAGGCCGCCAAAGAACTCGCGCAGGCCGCCGCTCTCGAGCGACTTCATGAGCGCCATGAAGGCGTCCGCAAGCAGCGGCATGACAGCCGAAGCGGCGCTCTTGAGCTGGCCAAAGAACTCGCGCACTCCATGACTCTTGAGGAAGCTTCTCAGGAGCTTCCCGAACTGCTCCGCGAGCGGTCCCACCTTCGCTGTCATCGCGTCAAGCAGCGTGATCGCGCCGCCGAAGACATCCTTGAAGATCGGGAAGACCCCCGAGAGCAGGGCGGCGCCGAAGCGCCCCACGGCGGCCCAGACGTTCTTCAGGGCGCCCATCGTTGTCTTGCCGCTCTCAAGGGCAGCGCCGCCGAGACCGTCCTCCATCGCCCTGGAGAACTCGGCGAAGCCGATCTTTCCGGCGCGGCTGAGCTCGAGGACCTTCTCTGAGCTGACGCCCATCGTCTTGGCGAGCATCTGGATGATGGGGATGCCGCGCTGGTTGAGTTGGTTGATGACCTCGCCCTGGACCTTGTTCGAGGTCGCGACCTTGTTGAAGATCGCCCCCATCTCGCCCATGTCGGTGCCCGCGATCGTCGCCGCGTCGGCGACGAGCTTGAGCGTGGACTCGAGCTGCTGCCCAGGCTTGATCCCGGCGGCGACGGCGCTGGCCGCGATGCTCGCCGCTTCGTCGAGACCGAACGCGGTACCCTTCACCGAGGCGAGGGCGTTGTCCATGATTGCCTTCACCTCAGCGGCGCTGTGGCCGAGCCCGGTGAGCTTCGCCGTGGCGTTCTCGATCGAGGTGAGGCGCTTGAAGCCGGCTGCCAGCGAGGTCGCCAGAAACACTCCGGCAGCGAGGCCGGCGGTCTTCATGCCGGTCTTCAGGATGCCGCCGACCTTACCGGTGAAGCCCCTGAAGCGGCCCTCGCTCTTGTCGAGGTTGCCACGGAAGTCCTTGTCGTCGAGCTTGAGGTAGGCGACCAGTTCACCGACGGTCATGGCCACAGCTCAGCCCTCCTCCTCGTCGGGGAACAGCGCCCTGGCGACGCGCGGGCGCAGCGGCTCGGCGCCGCCAGTGGCGCTAGAGAAGAGGCCCAGGATGCGCACACGCAGCCAGCGCCCGGAGCGCCGCTCGAGCAGCCCGGGCTCGGCGATGTCGATGCCGTAGTGTTCGTGCATGTCGGCCTCGATCAACTCCCAGTGCTCGAGGATATCCGGCCACGTCGGGCCGCCCCGCTTGGGGAGGTCGATCCAGCGCGGGAGCCCCGAGACCGGGGCGGCGTCGCCGGCGTCTTCTGCCGGCGCGCCGCCCGGTTCGGGGCCGGCGCTTCCCCCTGCGCGTTCCAGACCTTCTCGGCCTGCTCGCGGTCGGCGAGGTGGAAGACGAGCAGCGTCGCGAGCACGACCTTGAGCTGCGAGCTGGTGACACCGTCGGCAAGCATCTCGTCGAGGGTCTCGCCGCAGAGCTCGCTGAGAAGCTCGTCCATGTCGATGTCCGAGATGGCCTCGGCGTCGGCGTCGAACGGCTCGCCGGCACGCTCCGCGGCGAGGGCGTCGTTGAGCTGCGGCGCGAGACGCTGCACGCGCAGCCATGTGCGGGCGCTTATCTCACCGGGGAAGGAGTAGTCCTTGCCCCTGATCGGCAGCACGAGCTCCTCGTCCTCGAGGAACTCGTCGAGGTCGCGGAAGGCCATCGCCTATCGCCTCGCTCAGGAGGCCGGGTCGGGATGCTGGATGGCGCTGCGCTTCCCCTGGCCGGTGAGCGTGACGCTGACGATCTCGAGCGCGTCCATCGCGCCGCCTTCCGGCGCCCAGGCGACGGCCGCGTAGCCCCGGTAGGCTTCCTCGCGCGGGCCCTCGTCCTCCATCTCGTACCAGCGGACCTCGACCGTGTTCCCGGCGCCGAGCTTGTCCGAGGCCTCGCGCAGGAGCTCCTGCCCGGGGTCGTATGCAGTCTGGTCGGCGACCGTCACCTTGCGCGCGACCTTGGCCTCGATCGACCAGGCGATCGCCGTCGCCGTGCTCGACTTGTAGCCCTCGGAGTCGAAGTCGGCGTCGTCCTGCAGGGTGTGCTCGACGCCGGCCTTGAACTCGGTGATGCCGTTCACGGCCGTCCACGTCGGCGCCTCGTGGGTGCCGGCGTTGACGTCGAGATACCACTTGCGCACGAGCGTCGATGCGCCGAGGGGTGTCTTGGTTGTGGCTGCCATGATGCGCGCCTCCTCTAGGTGCGGTTGTCGGACGGCCGGTGGGCCGTGACGTGGTAGTTGGCGGACACGGAGCGCCGCTGGTTTTCGTCCCAGCCGAGCGGGGCTCCCGATGCGTGCAGGATCTGCACGATGGTGATGCCGGTGGAGAGCACGAGGTGCGTCTTACCGTGCAGGATGTCGAAGATGTCGTCGGCGAGGTCGTCCGACGGCCGCGGGTCGCGGCCCTCCCAGCGGACGATGATCTGGACGCCGATGACGGAGTCGGAGAGCGATGGGTCGGAGCTCACCGGGTAAGCGGAGAGGGCGATCTGGCGGTCTGGCTCGGGGCGCAGCTCGCCGAGCACGATCCCGGTCTGCAGCGCCGTGTAGGCGCCGCTCGTCTTGAACGTCGCCTTGAGGCCGTTGGCCGGCAAGGCGAGGTAGACGGCGAGGCCCGTGAGAAGGTCTGTCGTGAAGCCGCTCACTTGAACCTCTTGCTGATCTCGACCGTGTAAGCGGAGAGGATGCCGGACTTCATCTCGTTCAGCGGCCTTTCGAGGAACTTGGCGGAGCCGCTCGTGTGGCGGACGTCGAGCCGCTCGTGGACCCAGATGGCGATGTGCTTTCCGGGGGGCGAATCGTAGGAGATAGCCGCCACTGGCACGGACTCGTCGACTGAGATCTTGCCCGTGCTCTTGAGATAGCCGCCGCGGGCGTACGGGCTCACGGGCACGAGGCGCTGCGAGGCCTCCAGCCCCTTCTCCGCTGCCTGGCGCAGGCCGTCGATGCTGCCGCGGCGCGCGGCCTCCTTCGCCTCACGCCCGTACCATTTCACCTTCGTGAGGTTCATGAGCACGTCACCCTGACCATGAAGATCTCCCCCGGCCTGCCCTGCGCCGCGACTGCGAGCACGGTGCTCGCGTAACCGTCGCACTCGACCGTCGAGCCGACGGGGAAGTGGTAAGCGTCCGACGGCTTGACGTAGAGCGTGAGCTCGGAGACGACCTCCTCGCCACTCGCGTTACGCACGAGCTGGCGCAGGTGCGAGGCGCGGCAGGGGACGTCGACGATCTCGCCGTAGACGGGACCGTAGGCGCCCTCGCCGACGAGCGGTGCCACCGAGACGGTCTCGCGCAGGAGCCGTTGCGGGATGGTCGTCAATACAGGTCCTCGTGGGCGTAGTAGAGGATCGGCTCCGGTGATCCGCTGTCGTTGACGTACTGCGCTGCCTCAGTCGCCGGCAGCATCCCCTCGAGTCCGACGCTGGTGACCGCAGACGAGCCAGCGGCGCGGCGCATGGCGCGCACCTCGGCGGCCGTGAAGTAGAGGCCGCTGTGCGGATTCTCCGCGGCGCGCCAGGAGTAGTCGCCGATCGTCTCGGCCTGGAGACCGCCGGGGTTCTCGTAGGCGCGCCGCACGGCGTTGCAGACGGCTGCGACGACGGCCCCGGGGACGGTCACGCCGCTCTGGTACTCGACGCCGGTCACGTCGGCAGCCATGTCGCAGGCGTCGGCGAGTAGCGTCTCGACGCGCGCCTTGTCGGCGGCGGGGACGCTGTTCTCGTAGCGCATATTGAAGTCGCTCAGAGTCACGTAGCTCATGTCGTGATCAACTCCCAGTTGGCCACGCCGCTCAGGCGGCGGACGCGCGGGCTGGTGTGATGCAGGCGAAGGGTCTCTCCGGTGACGCGGTGACGGAGCAGCACGGTGCCCTCGTCGAGCGCGATGTCAGCGTCGACTACGCCGCGGTCCCACTCGAGGTCGAGCGCCGAGGCGTCCTCGCCGACGAAGTTGTGGGCTGTCCTGTTCAGCTTCTTGTTCGCACGGTCGACGCCGTCGCGGCCAGCGACCAGCGACGGCCCGTCGGCGTGGTCGACGAGGCTCGGCCAGGTGTAGTAGGTGGGCACATTGCGCTCGAGCTCGAAGAACCGCGAGATGCGGCGGTCGTAGTTGGGCACGCCCTTGCGCTCGAGCTCGTCGTAACAGGCGATCATCTCCGGGATCAGACGGGTGGGCACGACGATGAGCGTGCCCGTGTTTATCGTCCGCATCTTGATCCATGAAGAGCACTGCGCTTTGGCACGAAGAACGGCTGCCTCGATGAGGGTCCTTGCCGGCCTCATGCTCGGCACGTAGCCGCAGACAGCGACGTCGTCGGGAACGTGCGCCAGCGCCTGCTCAAGGCCTGCGCAGAGGTCACGGCACACGAGCACGTCATCCTGGATGACGGCGTGGTGCGTTGACTCCGGGTCGTAGGCGAGCATCGCACGGCGTCCGGTATCGTGACGGTCGTTGTGCTCGTCCCAGACGACGGTGCAGTCGCGGTCGAGCGCCGCGAGGATGCGCTCTACGCTCTCCCTGCGCCTCGGGTGCGCCATCATCACTATCGAGAGGCGGATGGCGCCGTTATCGCCTTTCTCGCCGGGTATGAACGGGTGCACGATGTTCACGGGCCGCAGCGGCTGCCTCTCGCGGAGCTTCGGGTGCATCACGGAGGGAACATCCTGTTGCTTCACCAGACTGCGCTTCGGTCGGTAGAGCCGCGCGCCATCGGCGACGATGGCTTCCGACATCGACTTCCCTACGCCGCTGCTGCGTTCCTGGCCGGCGGAGACCCAGTCATGCACCCAGTCTTCCGATGGCAGCGGCACGCGGTAGTCGAGCCTCTCAAGCAGCTTGCGACGGCAGATGTACATGCCGTCGATCCATCCCGTCTCCACGCCGGCGCCGATTTCACGCTGTTCGACGCGCGTCCATCGACGCTCGTCTCCGGCGTGGTGGGCGAGGTTGAGCGCCGTCGGATCGTCGAGCGACATCCAGATCCCTACGGCACGGGTGAAGAAGTCGCCGCAGAGGCGCACATCGTCAGGGAGGAAGACGTACCAGTCAGCCTCGATCTCGCGCAGGTCGGAAAGCTCCCGGTCGACGATGCGCCAGTGCTCTTCGCGCCCGTAGTTCTTGGGCGCGCGCCAGTAGGCGTAGCCGCGCTTCTTGCACGCTGTTCGCACTTTTGCGTATCCCGGCGAGGCATCGTCGTAGACGCGCACCTGGAGCTCGCCGTCGAAGCGGACGCGCTCGCGCTCAAGATCCTCGAGAAGAAGCAGGAGCGCTTCCTGGCGGCGGTATGTGATGATCGAGACCACGGCTCGCTGTGGCGTTGGGCTGGGCAGCGGGGTGATGCGCCACGGCGTCGCGCGTGCGATGGCTCCCTGCCGCTCGGACGTGTCCATCGCGCTCCCGTCGCGCGCCCGCGATGCGTCCCAGATGGTCCCGGACGGCGGAGCGGCGACCTTCAGCCAGCCCTTTCGGTGTGGGACGATGACCCGCGGTATGTCGTGCTCGTTCGCCCACGCCGCCAGCCACATGTCGGCCATGTTCGGAGCTGCGAAGATACCCGGCCGAACCGGGATGGAGCGGTGCCAGCCGCAGGACGACGTCGCCACGAGGTGGACGCCGTGCACCTCCGAGACCTCGCTGCCGCCGTGGTAGACCCGCGACCGGGAGCGGTAGTAGTCCTTCGGACGCTCTTGCATGATGACGCCGTGGCAGCCGACGATGGCGCGGCGCTGGTAATGGTCGATGGCCTCCACCAGGCGCGTGACATAGTCCGGCGGGTAGAGGACGTCATCGTCGCAGGCGAGGTAGTAGTCAAAGGCGGTATCGGTCCAGAACATCTTGCCCGCGTCGCCGCGGTCGCCGAGCTCCTGCGAGCGGGCGACGTCGATGCGTTCGTCGGAGAGGAAGTCGGGGACGTCGTCGTAGCCGTTCAGGTAGACGCCGAGCCGGTCCACCTGGGGAAGCAGGCTCGCGACAGTCTTCTGCAGGGACTCCCTGCGGGCCGGTATCGACGCAGCGCCAGCGCGGATCAAGACGACTCCTCCTTCTCGAACACCCAGAAGCCGGTGGCGCCCTCCGGCCCTTCGCGCAGGCAGCGCCAAGCAGCAGGGATGTCGCGAACGAAGGCGCGAGAGAGAAAGTGCGCCACGCCCGTCTGCTCGTCGTGGTTGGACGAGTGGATGCAGACGAGCGGCGCCGAGCCGAAGACGAGCTCGAGATGACGACGGTACGAATCGTCGTCCACCTGATGGAAGATGACGTCGAGAGAGAGGGCGAGCTGCGCCGGCGGCAGGTCTGGCGGTGTGAACCCGTCGAAGTGCAGGAACGTGCGTCCGGGCCCGGTGATGCGACGGCTGCAGATCTCCACCGCGGCTGTCGAGATGTCGAGACCGATGTACTCGGCGACCTCGAACTGACGCGCCACCTCGCCGTCGCCGCATCCCCAGTCGACCACGGTCTCGACCTGCTTCTCGCGGATGAGGTCGTTGACGAACGCCGCTTTCGCCGCAGCAGCAGCACCACGCGAGCCTTCGCCTGACCCGCGCTTGGTCTTGCGGTAGCGCCAGTCCCAGTATTCGCCTATCGCGAAGTCGCTCACAGCGCCCGGCCCTTCAGTGTTCTCCGGTCGTTCCAGTGGTGATAGAACAGCGGCGCATCGAGGTGGTCCCACTCTGGGTGGAGCCGCCGCCAATCGCCGCCGAACCGCCGATAGGCGGCCGGCATCGGCGGCCCCACCCAGAACTGATGCAGGACCTTCGGGATCAAGCCCGCTCGCCTCAGCTGCCCAGCGTCATCTTGACGGCGCGCACAAGGATCGGGCTGCCCGACCCAGAGCCGTCCTCGGGGATGAACTGGCCGTCGGAGTTGAGGTCACCGTCGTCCTTGACGACGTCGCAGCCGATCCACGTGGAGCCGATGACGCGATCCTGCAGGTAGGCAGGGTCGTAGTCGCGGATGACGCGGATGGCGAAGCCGTCGAGCGCCATGCTGGCGCCCCAGGCCGCGCCGGCGGGCACGACCGGAGCGCGGCTCGAAAGCACGAACGCCGTCTTGTGGAAGGCGTAGGCCTCGTCGGGGGCGAACGAAGGCACACCGACGACGCGGAAGCCTGCGTAGCGGGTCACTGTGGCATCCTGGAGAGCGTTCTCCGAGCTCGCGGCTCCGCTCTCGCGCACGGCGAGCGCCTTGAGGATGGCTTCCTCGATCTCCGCCCCGCAGGCGAGGGTGCGATCGCCGGCCGGCACGTAGCACTTGTTGAGCTTCGTGCGCGCGGCGAGGACGCTGCCCAGCGGGTCCTTGCGGCTGAAGCTCTGAGTCAGCGCGTAGGTCGCTGCCGAGATCTTGTCGGCGAGCTCGTCCTCGACTCCGATGACGACAGCGCGCAGGATCGGGTTGAGCACCTGGGCGCCGAAGTCGGCGATGTCGAGGGTCATGTTCTCGTCCGTGGCCTTGATGCCCTTGTAGACGTCCTTGTTGAGCGTGACGTCAACCTTGGTCTCAGTGAGCTCGTCGATGCTGATCGGCGAGCTGTGGTTGTGCAGAGCGCGCGTGCGGGCCGTCACGTACGCCGGGAGGCGCAGGGACACGGTGTCGTTGTAGACACCCGTGAAGTCGCCGGCCGCGTCGCGCCAGACGAGGTTCGGCAGCACCGTCTCACGGATGAGCACGCCGAGCGCGGTGCTGACGACCTTTGTTGCTTTGATGAACGTGTTCGCCATGTCTCCTTGCTCCTAGAGGCGCGGCAGGCTTGCCGCAAGCTTGCGCGGATCTGTCTCCTCGGGCTCCTCGTCGGGAGCCGCGCCGGAGCGCAGCCGCTCCTTCGGCCGTGTCGGCATGCCGCCACCGTCGGCGGCGTTGCTCGCTCCGAAAGAGGCGAGCAGCTCGTCGGCGTCGGCCTCGAACTCCTCTTCCGTCGCGCCGATGAGACGCTTCGCCTGGGCCTCTGTCAGGCCCTTGCGCATCGCGACCCGCAGGCGCAGGAGCTCGCTTCTGCTCTCGCCGGCGGCCTTCTCGTGCTGCGCCGCCAGCTCTGTCAGCTTCTGGACCTCGGTCTTGTCGGCGTCCTCGGCGTCCTTAAGGCGCCTGGCGGCGTCGGCGTTAGCCTTGGCCTGCTGCTCGTGCTTGCGACTGAGGGCCTTCCACTTCTCGGCTTCGGCCTTCCAGTCGACGTCGCTGCCCGTGTCGGGCGCCCCGGCGCTGGCGTCGTCCTTGACGTCACTCACGTCGTCGCTCTGCGCTTCAGGGTTCTTCTCTCGTGCCATGTCGGCTCTCCTTAGCGGCTCGCGTCCTCGAGGTGGGCGCGTAGGTGTTCGGCCACGGCGGACTTGTCGTCCACCTGCGCGCCAGCGAGGCGCGCGAGGCCGTTTCTGACGGCGGCAAGGACGGCCGGGCCGCCCTTGCTCGCGTGGTGGGGAAACCTGTAGTTCGCCTTGACGTCGCCGGCCTCGCGCGTCTCCCAGGCGTGGCAGTAGTGCAGCGTCGCGCGATCGTTCGGCAGCGCGGCGACCGTCGCCGGTCCGTCCCACTCTCGCTCGACCGTCGCCGTGTGATGGATTGGGGTTGCTGGCATCTCAAGCCTCCGGCACGCGACTTTCGTAGAACTGACGCCACTCCTTGATAGAGGGTGCGTGGCCGAACTCGGAGGCAGCGTCGCGCCAGAGGCCGTCGAATGCCTTGTTCTGCTCCGACCAGCCGCCATCGGCGTAGACCGGCTCCGCCCAGCAGGAGCAGTGATCGTGGGCCTGGAAGTCGACGGTCTCCTCGCTGTAGACGGGGCCGCGACTCGCGAGCATGGCGCAGAATGCACAGGGCTTGCCGCTCGTGACGCGCTCCCAGCCCAGGGCCAGGCTGTCCCTCTTCACGCTCTCGATGATCGTGTCGCGTCCGGCGTTCATGACGAGACGTCCAGTGGCGCCCGAGACGCGCACGAGACCGTTCGCCATCGCCTGCTCGTACGACTTGCCACTCTTGAAGGCGTTGTAGACGCCGGCCTTCGCCGTCGCATCGATGGCGGTGTGGATCTGCTCGACGCTCGGCAGCTTGCCGACCATGACCTCGCCGATGACCTTCCTGGCAAGCTCCGGCTGCTCGACCGCACGAAACATGCGGAAGTAGACCTCGGCGAGGTTGACTGATTTGCTCGCTCCGGCCTCTGTGATGGCGACGAGCGCCTCTTTCATCGCGACGTACGTCGCCTCGTCGTGGATGTTCCAGGTCTTCCAAGCGCGAATCACCTGCTGCAGGACATCGGCACGCAGCGCGAGCTGCTGCTGGCGCTGCAGATCGGTGAGTCGTCGTGCCAGAGCGGTGCGAGCCATCAGGCGCGGCGCCCCTCTTCCGTCCCGGCGAAGCTTGTCGCCTGCCGTTCAAGCAGGCGCGAGAGCTGCGCGAAGGCGTCGCCGCCCTCTGCGGCGAGCTTCCAGCGCTCCACGTCAGCCTGCGTGACGCCGGGGATCTTCTCCCACAGCTCAGAGGCCGGGACGCCGAGCATCTGGGCGAGTTTGCCGAGCGCATCGACGGTCGCCGCGTAGGCGCGCGCCTCGGTGTCCTTCCAGCGCACCTGCGCGAGCGGATCAGCGCTCCCGCCGGAGAGCTCGGCAGCGAGCCCGAGAACCTGCTCCCAGGACTCGCCGAACATCGTCTGCCTCTCGGTGATCCGGCGGCGCTCTGCCTGTTCTGCCGCTGCCAGCGCCTCGGCCGAGAGGTTGACGAGCTCGCCGCGCAGCGCGTGCGCCGGCGTCTGGCTGATCGCCGCGAGGAGCTTCACCGAGTCCTGGCGCGACTTCACGTAGCCGTCGAGGCTCGCGGCCTCGAGCTGCCCGGGTCTCACCTCCGGGTCTTCGAACGTCCAGAGCTTGTTCTGCTTCGCCTCGAGCTTCTGCTGCGGATCGTCTGGCACCCAGCCGGAGATGAAACGCTGCGGGAAGGCGCCGAAGTGCTGCGTGACGAGCAGCCCGAAGGTGGTGAGGTTGATCTGGTCCTGGATGTGGATGAGGTCGTCGATCTCGCTCGCGACCTCGTCGTCGAGGTCGCTCTTGGCGAGGAAGCGCACGACGGGAACGCGCCCGCAGTCGTGCTCTTCTGAAGAGATGAACTCGACCGCTCCACTGTCGCTGACGCTCACGTAGTAGGCGAACTCGTCGTCGAGCAGGCGGTAGAGCTGCGCCCCTTTGACGGCAGAGCGCCGACGCTCGAGCGCCCACAAGGGCCACTCGTCATCCTCGCCGTAGACGACCGTCATCTGCCGTGGCGAGTGCCCGCGGATGACAGGCACTGGATCGCCGGGCATCACCGTCGCGTAGGAGACGCCGTAGCCGAGCCCGGCGCGGTAGATGCCGAGCTGCCGGGCGTCGAGGCGGTTGCGCTGCCAGATGTCCCACGCCGGCGCCTCGTCCTCCGACTTCGGGGCGCGGTAACCGTCGACGTACATCGACTGCGCCACCGAGTCGATGACGAGGCCGAGGAGGTTGACGCGGCTCATCTCGGCGATGCGCCTGACCTCCGCCGGCACATCGGAGGCCAGCCAGCGGAAGCGCTGGGTGCCGTGTATGTAGGTGTAGAGACGGTCGAGTCGTCCCTGCTCCGCGTCACGCCAGCCGAGCATGAGCTTCGTCTGCTCTACGACCTTGGTTGGAGTCAGAGCCATGCGACCTCCAGGGCTTAGAAGAACGCCGCCCGCTGGCGTTGCCGCCGCTGCTTCCTCTCGGGCAGGGCGAGATAGGCCCGGCGCGCCATGCGCGCCATGATCAGGGCCGCGAGCGCGTCGACTTTGCGCCTGCTCTCGCGGTGCTCCTTGCCGAAGGAGACGCCCCAGGCGTTGGGTCGCCGCCTCGCGTTGTGCACGTGCTGTCGGACGCGGGCATCGCCGTCATGGCGGAAAGCCTGCTCCGTGATCTCGTTGTGCGTGCGCTCGGCGCCCTCAAGGGTGAACTCCTTCTGGCGCCCACGCATGTCCCAGGCGATCGGGTGCTTGAGCGTCGACGCGGCGCAGAGCCGGCGGCCGAAGTCGAGCGCCCAGCGGTCGACGTAGGACTCCCATGGGTGAAGGTCGCTGAAGAAGGCGACCACGTCGTAGTGCTCGAAAGCGGCGCGCACTGCGTGGTCGATCTCCTCGCGCGGCGCCTCGCCGCCGTATCGCTCTGGGTCCCAGACGCCGAGCGTGAATAGATATCCGTCCGATATGCGGCAGCCCATGAGCGCCGAGTGATCGTCGGTGAGCGAGCCGTCGAACCCGAGAGTGACAGGATCAGCGGCGGCAAGCTCCACCGTCCTGTCGGCGATGGAGTCCCACTCCTGCGGCGTCACCCAGGCGTCCTCGGCGGCCACGATCTGGTTGAAGTAGAAGCGCCGCGACTGGCTCGGCGGCGTCCGCGGGTCGAGGATCTCGTTCGTGATGCGCTCGATGTCCAGCCAGTGCGCGTCGCCGCGCACGGCCTTGAGCACGCCGGGGATCTCGTCGGCGACGAGGCGCGCCGACGGCGGCGCCTCGAGCGAGTCGTAGAGCATACCCGTGTCCTTCACACGCCCGGCCTGGACGTTCTCCCAGGCCTCGCGCGCGAGCTCGGCGACCGACTCCTCTCCGGGCTCGTAGGCGTTCGTGATGGAGAGAGAGCGCGCCTGTCCGTCGCCGCTCTTCGCCAGGTTCCTCGCGATCGTGCGGGCCATCTCATGACCCTCGTTCACCTTGCGCCAGTGCTGGACTTCGTTGAGCAGGACGAAGGTCGCGCGCATGCCCTCGAGAGAGCGCGGCGAACTCGTCACCGCTTCGATACGCCTGGCGCCGTGGTCGGCGTAGATGATCTCCTTGCCGAGGTCGATGCCGTACTCGGCGATCGCCGCCTTGCTGAAGAGCCAGGGGAAGATCGTCATCGTCGTCCGCGTCTGGTCCTTCGATACCGCGACCGTCTCGACCCACGCCTGCGGGTGCGAGACTCCCGCCGGATGCTCGTGCCCCCAGGGGTCGCGCACAGTGCCGGCGTCAGGCCCGTAGCGACAGGGGCCGAGGAACTCGATCGCGGAGATGACCGCGCCGAGCGGATCCTTGCCCCATCCTTTGAGACGCTGCAGAAGGCCCTCGCGGTAGAGGAAGCGACCGCGCTTGTCGACGGCGTACCACCAGAGGACGAAGCGCTCCTGCTCCGGTGTGCAGAGCCAGTTGCCGCCGCCCGGCAGCTCAAGCCACTCGAAGGCCCAGTAGAGGGCCGCCCAGCCGAGCGTCAGTTTCGGATGTGCGAATCCACTCGGATGCCGTTCGTCTCTGCGCCAGGTCGGCCCGATGCAGACCGGCTCAACCGCTGCGGGCGTGCCTGTAGGCATCTATGACCGTCACGCTCGCCATCGGCTGCTCGCCGGCGCGCTCGATCTCCATGCGCACCCGTCGGCGATCGCCCTCGGTGACGAGCAGCGAGGACATGAGCGAGTTGAGGCTCGCGACGAGCTGCGCCGAGGGGCGCTCGCCCTGGTTGAGCAACCGTGACATGAGCTCGGCCGTGTAACGCGCCGTCATCCAGTCGGACGGTTCGTAGAAGCGCGCCTGCCCCGACTTCTTCAGCGACTGGTACCAGCGCTTCGCGATCGGGTGCCAGGCCCTGTCAGCGGCGGGTACCCGGACGGCGCCGGTGACGTGCACTGTCTTCGTCGGAGTCTCTGGCTTGTTGCGGCGACGCCTCTCCGCGTCGCGTTTGGGAACTGGTCCGTGCGTGGCCATGTCGGCCCTCCTGCCCCATGTCGGGACCGTCGCACTGTGTGAAGAAGGCCGCAGGGTGCGACCTTGGAACTCGTACAGGATTTGAGCTGCT